TTTTTCTCTTCTGCTTTAACTTTCTCGTCTTCATCTTTCTTTTTTACTTCAGCTAAGAAGGCTTCAAATGCAGTTTCGTAAGATTCTTTTTTAGGACGATCCATAACAGCAGGTATCACAGAAATTACATTTTCTGAAATGATATTTTTAGTTTTAAGGGATGCTACTGCTTCATTAAATGTGGCAGCATTGCGTACGATATTTGGAAATTGACGTTTTGCCTCTGTAAGGAAAACACCAACGTGTCCTTTACCTTCTTTGATTAACAAATACTGATCTTGTAATGTCTTTTTCATTAGTTTTCTGATAAGAGTTGTTTTATTTCTTTTAAATAGCTTAAAACTATTTCGATTGGTTTATTGATATCATATGAACCAGCATTCCCACCATATAATTCAATTGTCTCATTTTTTGCATTTGAGACAAGTGGTTGAATTTCGTTCATTAATTTTTCAATTTCGTCTAACGAAGCGATACGTCTTTTTTGAACGTCATTCATTTCGTTTAATGTTTCGTCTTCCCAAAGCTGTTTAACTTCCAAACCAGACCCTTTAATTTTTTTAGGTACTAGTGTGTATTTAAATTGCTTTACATAAGCATTATCCTTAACACCTTCAGAACCAGCACTTGGACCCATTCCTAAAGTTGCTCCAGGACCTTCTTTAATATTTTTTGTTTTTTTAAATGCTTTTGGAGTAGCATAATTCATTCCTTGACCAGGAGAAAACGAAGCACCACCCATTCCGGTAGCGCTCATTTCTGCTAGTTTTTTGCGAATTATTTCTTTAATTTTTTCCATTTACAGTTTCTAACTCGTTGATTAAATCATAATACTGTAACAAGTCAACTAGATCATTATCGGTAATTTTAGCTGTTTTAGCTGGTACCTGGATAATATTGATAATTTCGTTGATTTTGATTTTAGTTACTTCGTTTTTAGTTTTAGCATTTAATGTGGCTAATTCTTCTTTAATTTCAACTACCTTAGTAGTGTAAAATTCTTTTAAACGTGGTTTATTGTCAACCGAAGTAATAAATTCTTTAAGGATTTCTTTTTGACGTGGGTGTAGATCGTTATATTTTGTATTAAAGCTTTCTAATACTAGTTTATACGCTAAAAAGCGAACGTCTTTATCGGCTTTTTCAAATTCACCCATTACCTCATCACGTACTTTGTTTTCAGCAATTTTAGCAGCAGTTAAATGCTCTAAAATAGTTACTTTATTGTTGATAGCTTGATCAGGATCAACAGTGTGTTGGGCATTTGCAATTTCAGTCAACGTATAGAATGCAGCAAACATTTTATAGTTTGGTAGCTTGTGATTAAAAAACTCGTTTAAATCGTAGTGTTTTTGAATCTCGTTGATCAAATTATATTTTTGACGTTTGATAGCTCCTCTATTCAATGTTTTAGAAGATTCGATTAATGTATCTACTACAACGTTTGCTTTACCTTCAGTTAATGATGTTCTTTTAAGTAACGTTTCATATAACTTATACTCACGACCCAATTCCGACTTAACGAAATATTTTTTAAGTATATCTTTAGCCGGGGAATCCTTTCCATCCAGTGTGTCTGTGGTGATCTGGCGAACCAAAAGTTCAAAGAGGATACCCGTGTTTTTATACTTTGAATGTTTAACTTGCATTCTGGTAATATTTGTTTATTTATAAATATATAGAATTTCCTTACTCTCGTATCTGTGATTCATCTAATAGTGAATTCCCTCTAATGTCTGATTCAAAAATCATTTGTTTGTGTTGGTTTTTGATATCGTTAAACATTCTCTTGTTAGGATTTGGTTTACCTTTAGTTTCAAGTGCTAATGGGCTACCACCTTTGTATTGAGGTCTAATTGAATCTGATTCGTCTCCGTCTTTTTTAACGCCGTCTGTTCCAAGTCTGTCTTTTCCAAGTGCATTATCTTGTGTATTTTTATCAGTTACTTTTTCTTCAGGGCGACCTAAATCTTTATCCTCATCATATCCTAAAGGTACATTAGTTGCTTCATATCTACCTCTACCATATAAAGAAGCTAGATCGTGTGGTGTACCGTAAGATTTTCCAGTTTCAAGGGGGTCGTTACCTTCGTTTTCAATCTGTGCAATACGGAATTTACGTTTAGCATCTTGTAAAAGCAAGTCTCTATATTCATCATATTGATCTTCACTCAAATGGAATAAGTTTTCATAGATCCAGTCAGTAGGTAGGAGTTTATTTTCCATCATCTGAGCGGCTAGATCAACTTTTTCTTTCATCAATGCTACTCTTTCTTGATCATAAATGATTGAAGGTGTAGTTAATGATAATTCAAAGTTTGTCATACTTTCGTCACGATATCCTTGAGCATATAAGTGAACAAGAGCAATTTTAGTTAATTCAGATACTACAATACGTTGAATACGTTCAATTGTACGTGCAAATCGAATATCTTCAGCAGCTAATGTAGCTTTACCAGTCAAATCTTTCTCATAACCCATAAATGCTTTAGGCACCTTAAGGGCAGCAAATAATTTATCACGTAAGTAGGTAACGTCTTCAATACCTTGCCATTGTAGACCTGCTAAATTATCAATTTTAGTTGCTTGATCATTACCACGTACTGGGATGTAGAAGTCTTCAAGTAGGTTTTGCATGTTGTACTTCAAGTTATAATCACCAGTGTTTTGGTCAATATAAGGAGTACGTTTCATTTTGGAAATTGTTTTCTGCATGAAGTTTTCTACCTCAGCAGGTGCAATGTTTCCAACATTGATATAGAAGATACGTTTTTCAGGTGCGCGAACAATACGGTGAATTAACATCGCATCTTCCATCATAATATATTGCTTAAACAGCTTACGAGCAGGCTCTAAATACGATCTACCATAAGGTAAAAAGTTAGTATCCGTTAATAAACGAAAGTGTGCCATTTCATAGTTGTCAAAGAAAATAGCATTTGCTTGATTACCTGAATTTGGTACGTTGTAATAACCATAATCTGAAGGGGATGAAATTCCATCTGGATCAAAACGGAAACGTACTGAATTTGGGTGGTCTTTATCGTATCCATCTTGTCTTTCGATGTGGAATGCATTGTAAGGGATTACATTGTATACACCAAATTTTTCAGCAATTTCCAATTTTAAGAAGAAATCACCATATTTCAACATATTACGAATCCAAGGCCACAAGTTAAATTCTACATTCAATACATCGTAAAATAGATTATATAGAATTTTTTGTACATCTTCATCAGATGAGCGAATTTGTAATACCTCACCCATATCATTACGTAATGTACTTTCATCAGCTAATATATCTAAGGCAGAAGCAATGATAGCATCGGTATCCATTGAATCATATTCAGAATACAATGTAGGACGTAGTGTTTGGTAGTTGAAGCTACTTTGATATCCATAGATTGAGGTGTGTGAGTTGGTATAGATACGATTAAATCTATCTACCAATGCATTGGTTTCATATTCACCTGAAACTTGGATTTTGTTTATATCAAATACTTTCAATTGGTTATCTCCTTCGTTTCGGATAATAACATCAGTTGAAAATAATCGTCTTAATCGTGAAAATAATCCTGTATCTGCCATGTTTTGTTTTTAAAAAAGCCAAGAAATGTCTTCTTTGCCGTTTGAGTAAGGGTTATGTATTTGAAATGGGTTATTGTTATACTTATCAGCATAACTAGGCCCATTGGAATAACCTCCAGCATATGCGGTTTTGGAATTACCAATACCATTTAACATACTTTTAGTCATTTCCATATTACTTGTTCTAAGTTTAAATGCGGTTTCACGTAAGTAACAACCAATACAAAATGCCATTACTAAGTCATCATTGTATCCTGATTGAGCTTCTGCTCTACCGTTTCTCCATATAAATACTTTCATTTCCTCTAATAGGCGAGCTGAGTGGAAAACAACTCCTTTATCCATAACAGCTTCTTGGAATTTTCCAATTGCTATAGGACGAGTTGTATTCGACATTGTAAAGCCTGGGGTCATTTTACTGTGATCCATATAAGGATCAAAGAAAGAATCTACATTATTTGCTCCACCTTTTGGTGAGTAATAGAAATTTTGATAACCTCTGTCTAAAATGGTTTGTACGGTTGACCAACCTACGCTTTGATTTTCGACTGCTAATAAGGCATTGTTATATTCCGTTGCAATGCTTGTTAACAAATGTCCATAATCTTTTGTATTAATTTGGCCCTTATATTCACCTACCTGAGTGAATGTTTCGACATCAAAGATGTGAAACGCCGAATAATCCTTGCCATCGCCACGCGCTACATCAGCTACGATCAGATAACTCCTCGAATAATCCGCTGGTTCCCAAATCCATAGGTTTTGATCAATACCACGTTTTTCTAGAGGTTCTTTCACGTGAAATTGTTCGTAAAAAGTAATATCTTCAGGGGTGAATACTGTATCACCCGATGTTGTGAAATCACAGTCACATTCCTGTGCTGCCATTCGAATACCTAAATCTTTATCTTGTTGATCTCTCCATGATTGATCTCGTTCAGGGTGAACTTCCCAAGGTAATCTAATAGGTAAAAAACTGTTATCGCCCATTTCAGCAGCAACCCATGTCTGATGGAACCAGTTACCTGTACCATAAGGTGTAGATAGTGCAATACATCCACCACCAGTAGCTAAGGTTTGTTGAGCTGAGGCCCAAATCTCACCAATATTGTGAATGAAGGCTGCCTCATCTATAATCAACAATGAAACGGCTTCTGATCGACCTGCATCTGCTGATGCACCAACTGCTTTAATTTGAGATCCATTTGGCAGTCGAAGTGTTAATTTATTTGCCTCGTCAGGTTTGTTTGCAAATTTCAACCAGGAAGGTAAGCTTTCATACATGAATTTTACCTTGGTAACCATATTTTTAGCGGTTTCCTGTTTTGTTGCAATACAAAGGATGTTTTTATCTTCATGGAAGATCATCATCCATAATGAATAACCTGCGGCTAATGTTGAGATACCTAACTGACGAGATTTAAGTACTATTGAATATGGATTCTCTTGAAATAGAGTAAGTACTTTTTCTTGGAATGGATAAAGGTTAAAAGGCATTCGTCCACGCTTTGGATGCTGGATCTGGCAGTATTTTTTCATAAAATATGCCGGTGATTGGGCACACTTTATATACTCCTCGCGGACGACTTGTTTTAAACTTTTTTCTTCCATTACTTAATTATGGTAAATGTAAGAAGAATAAGTATGGAAGACACGAATCCTCCACCTAACCATTTAATACCTTTCTTTAAGTTAGTGTTTTTGCGAGTTAGATCTTTAACGTCTTTTTCTAGTCCTTTAATTACAGTATCTTGTACAGTAACAATCTTTTCATAGTCTGCTACTTGCTTGAGATAATTTTTTTCTTTAGATACGTAAATGCTGATTGTGCTATCTTTGGCGTCAATTTTTTCATTTAACTGCCATACCATTTTGTTTACAACTTTTAATTCAGCAATAGCAGAATCGCCTCGGGAAAGGTCAATTGCAATAGCTCGTGCTTTATCGTGTGAAAAACAAATTTTATCTGTAACGGTCTGAGAAAAACTGCTCGAGCTCAGTATTAGAAGCACTAGTAAGATCTTTAATTTTGTTGCCATAATATGTGCGTGTTTGTTGTAGCTCTTTTTCGGTGTGTTTAATTTCTATATTCAATGAATCAACAATGTGATTTTGTTGATCGAGTTGTTTGTTTAAAACTTTTTGACCAAATTTTAATACTTCAATATTGTTTTTTAGTCGCTCAATTTCCTGTTTTTGTTTTTCATATTTGTCAGTTGGTGCAGGTTTTTCAACGTCACACTTAACTAAAAATACTAGTAACAATAAAAGTATCCCACCTATGATAAGATGGGATAGCTTTAGTTGGAATGTTTTATTTTGGATCATGCTTCAACTTCTCTACCAGCAGCACGTTTCAAATCATCCATCATTGTTTTAGAGAATTTGAATTTATCTTTTGCTAGTTTTAAGATACCTTCAATTTTAGCTTTATCGTCTTTATTTTTCTTAACGGATGATAGAAATTGGTTGAATTTAACTTTTTTTTCTTCTGGAGTGGATGCTAATTCTTTTGCGGTTGAATCGCTAGATGCTGCTTTTGTTGCTGCTGCATCTTCATCATCTGTAGGTTCTGCTTTAGGTTCAGCTTTTGGAGTTGTTTCTTTTTTAGCTTTAGGTGCTTCAGCAGGTTTTTCAGATGCTTTTCTACCACGTGTACCTGGTTCTTTCAAACCTAATGCTTTTAGGATAGCATTGTTTGTTTGATTAGCTTGAAGTGGGTTACCTGAATCGTCAAATTCAGTTTGTTTTTCTAAGGCTTTTTTAACTCTTGCATCTTGGTTTTTACCAACTACTTTAGAGCGGATAGCTTTAAGTACTTCTTTTGCTTTATCAGTATCTTTTTTAAGATCGTCTCTTGAAAGACCCATATCTTTAAGAATCTCGTCTGTGATATCACGTGTAGCATCTTCTAAAGTTTGGTCTTCACCATATTTTGCTGCTACTTGTTGATCAAATCGACCACCGAAATCTGGGATTTCATTTAATTCTTCTGATTCGGCTACACCGGTTTTCATCAATTCAGCTTTTTTCTTTTGAAGAGCTTTAATTTCTAAATCGGTAGCTTTAATAGCGGCCATTTGAGCTGCTTTTTCTTCTGCTTCACCTTCATGTAAAACAGCACTAATTTCTTCACGTATGATTTCGAGTAAACGAGATTTTTTCATTGTCTAATTTTATTTATAAATATTAGAGACCCATTACTTGTTTCAATTTCTTGATTCTTTCCTCGGTAGTACCTGATAATCTAGCGAAATGAGGGATTTTAGTTTTATGTTTCTCAATAATTTTACAAATCTCTTTATCAATTTCCATTCGATATTCTGCGTCTACAGCACGTACTCCATTATCTTCTAATTCAACACCCT